ATCTACTCATACTTCATCAAGTAGAGCTCAGAAGACTAAGGGTATTCCTAGTACTGGAGCCTCTGTTATAGCTGCACAAGCTGAAGCTGTTTCATCATACATATATGACCACGTTGGAGTAAACGATGAGACTGGTGATATGGGAAGGTGTTATTTTAATAGACTCTTAGAAGATTGGAGTCAGTTTGAGATAGATAACAGAACCAAATATGATGCCACTGTAGCTTCCAGTATAGCTTTACTTGGAGCTCAGAAGTTTATAAAACCAAAAAAAGAACAAACATTCAATATGGATAAGTTTGTTAAAAGATATAAAAATACTGGATTAATATCTAAAAGAATATGAAAATCAATTTTGAAACAATAGGAGGTTATCCTACACCTTTTGTAAGTAATGAAGAAAAAGCTTCAAATGACTACGGTCTTCAATACTTCAAAACAATGTATAGAGATTATCAAAAGAGTGGTGAATCTAGCTATACTGCTAAAAGAAGAAGAATGGAGACTGCCAGAAAATATTCAGAAGGAATTCAAGATGTATCAAAATATAAAGACCTTTTAGATGTAGAAGGTGATACTTCATTTATGAACATTGATTGGACTCCAGTAAGTATTATCCCAAAGTTCGTTGATGTTATCGTTGGTGATTTATCTAATCAAGAGTTAGAGATAAAAGCTAGAGCGGTAGACAATGCTTCAGAGCAGATAAGAATTACAGAGAAAAATAACTTAATGCTTAAAATGCTTAACAAGGATTTTCTAGCTGAGTTAAGTGAGATAACAAAAATGGATTATAATCCTAAAGGTTTTGTTCCTCAGTCTGAAGAAGAGTTAGAGCTTTACATGCAGTTAACTTATAAGCAATCTCATGAAATAGCTTTAGAAGAAGGGATTAGCTTTGTTACTCAGAAAAATGATTTTGAAGAGACTAAAAGAAGAATACTAAGAGATTTAGTAGTTGTTGGTCAAGGTGCTGTTAAAACATCTATATGTCCTTCTTCTGGAGTCAAAATAAAATATGTAGACCCATCAAACCTAATAACATCTCACTCTGCTTCACCAGGATTTGAAAATATACAACATGCTGGAGAAATATATAGAGTTACTATAGCTGAGTTAAAGCAAATGGCTGGAGACCAGTTTACAGAGCAAGAATATAAAGAGATAGCTGAAAAATACGGAAAGAAAATATCTAACACTAAGTATGGTGTTGGTTTCGATATGAGTAATTCTAAGTATGTAAGTGAATACGATGAATTTTCTGTAGAGATACTTGACGCTGAATTTATGAGTACATACTACTTAAAGTATGAGAAAAAGATTAATAAATTCGGAGGATACTCATTAAACAAAAGAGGATTTAATCAAAAGATAAAAGAAAAAGAAAACAGAAAGGTTGTTCAAAATACTGTTAAAGCTGTCTTTTCTGGTAAATATATCGTAGGTAGCGATTATGTGTTTGATTACGGATTAGCTAAAAATATGATGAGACCTAAGTCTAATTTATCTGAGACTAGATTATCTTATATAATTTACGCTCCACACATTAGAAGAGGAAGAAACATGTCTTTAGTTGAAAGAATGCTTCCTTTTGCTGACCAGATACAATTAGCTCACTTAAAGATGCAACAACTATTAGCTAAGGCTAGACCTAAAGGTGCTGCTTTTGAAATAGGCTCATTAGAGAATGTATCTAAGGGAGATGGAGGAAACTTTACTCCTCTTGAGTTACAGGAGATATTCGACCAAACTGGTAACATCTACTTCAGAAGAACTGATGATGAAGGTAATCAAACTCAATCTATGCCTATCGTTGAATTAGAGAATGGTATAGGTAATGATATTAATAAGCTTATCGGTATATATCAGCACAACTTACAAATGATTAGAGACGTGACTGGTGTTAATGAAGCTAGAGACGCTTCTAAACCTTCTTCTGATGCCTTAGTTGGTGTTCAGAAATTAGCTTTATCAGCTTCTAATAATGCTACCAGATTTATCAATCAAGGTTACTTAAATATTATTAAGAGAACTGGTCAGTCTGTTTCTATGAGACTTCAAGACTTATTAAAGTATGACAAACCATTAAGAGGTTATATTTCAGCTTTAGGAAATACCACTATGAAGAATATAGAGTTAAGCAAAGATTTATCTCTTTATGACTTCGGTATATTTATTGAGGTAGCTCCTGATGAGGCTGAAAAGCAGTTGTTAGAGCAGAATATTCAGGTTTCTTTAGCTCAAAAAGAATTGAGACTAGAAGATGCTATAGCTATACGTTCTGTCAATAATACTAAACTGGCTAATCAAATGCTAATTCTTAGAAGAAAGAAATATCAAGAGGAATTGATGGAGCAAGCTAAGAAGAATGCTGAAAACAACGCTATGCAGCAACAGCAATCTGTTATGGCAGCTTCTCAAGCTAAACAGCAGGAGATGCAAGCACAAATGCAGATGGAACAAGTTAATTCTCAATCAGACTTAAATGTTAAAATGCAGCTTCTTCAAGCTGAGTATGAGCTTAAAAATCAATTCGCTCAAGCTGAACACGAAAGAAGAATGGCTGAACTACAAGTTAGTGGAGCCGTAAAAGAAAGAGCCAATAAAGCTTTAGGTAGTTCTAGAGAAGGTTCTATCGAAAAGAGTGCTTATTATCAGTCGCAAATGATTGAGCAGAGAAAAGATAAAAGAGGTCCTATAGAAGACCCTGATAATATTTTACCAGAAATTATCTAGTAAATAAATTTGTATAACAAAAAAAAGTTATATTTGCAAAAATCAATTTAATTAAATTACAATATTATGGAAATTAACAATGACATGGGCGATTTAATCGCTGGAGCATTTGGAGGTGAAGTTGTTAGAGATAATAGTGAGCAAGAGGCTCAAACAATAGACCTAACATCAGAGCAACCTCAACAAGAAGCACCTAAAGTGCAAGAAGAGCCTGCAACGGTTCTTGATTTAACGGCTGACCAGACTCAAAATGAGTCTTCAAGCATAAAAGAAGAAAGTTCTTTAAATACTGAAAGTTCAGATTCAACTTCTGATTATTTATCTGATTTGAATCAACAACTCGGTTCTAACTTTGAAAGTTTAGAGCAGTTAGTTGAAAGATTCAATGAGTTGTCTGAGACTCCAAAACAAGAGTTCAATTACGCTAACGAGCAGTTAGAGGCTATGGACAGATTTGTTAGAGAAACAGGTCGCTCAGTAAATGATTTTTTAAGAACTCAAACAGTCGATTACAATGAAATGTCTAACGATAATATTGTAAAAGAGTATTTGAGAATGAATAATCCAGATTTATCTAAGGAGGAGATTGATGTTTATTTTGAATCTCAATACAAATCCTCAGAACAAGAAGAAGGGAAAATCACACCTCAATCAGTTCAACTGAAGAAGGATGCTGCTATTGCTCGTAAAGAGTTGAAGGAAATCCAAGAGTCTTATAAAATGCCTACTGAAGGTAATTATAACTCTGAAGAAGAACAACAACTAAGACAAGAGTTTATAAAAGGTATGTCTGATGAAGTTGATGCTGTGGAGTCTATTGAATTTGACATTAATGATTCTGGTGAAACTTTTACTTACGCTTTATCTGATGAGCAGAGAGCGGCAGCAAAAGAAATATCTCAGAATTTAGATGGATATTTTGATAAGTATGTAGATAAGGATGGAAATTGGAATTACGATTCATTAGCTATGGATATGTTTATTAGAGACAATTTTGAAGCTATCGTAAGAGCAGTGGCTAATCAATACAGGTCAAAGGGAACCGAGCAGGTTATTGACGAGATTAAAAACCCATCATTCTCTCCAGAACAAAAAGATGTTCAAGGTGGAAAATCAATAATTGACCAGGTGTCTGAACAAATATTTAAAGGAAGTTCTTTTTGGAATAGATAATAATTAACTAATAATAACTTTAAATTTTTTAACAAATGTCAACAGTTTCATTGGCTTCTGGAATGGTTTTAAGACCAACTTCAGTTCAAACAGCCACAAACGAAAACTATGTAAGTGCTTTGACTGCTACGTCTGGTAATTTACATAAGAGAGACGTTTCCGAGCAGTTAGTAAAAAGATACGGAGACCAAGGTATTACAGGTCTTCTTGAGTTAATGGGTGCTAAAGCTCCTACTACTCAAAGTACTTTTGAGCACTACGAAGAAGCTTTCTTACACAATGATTTAGTATTTCAATTTAATACAGCTGTATCAGCAGCTGGTACAGCTTCTGAAGCAATCACAGTAACAGCAGGTTCTTTGCATGACAATAAATCTGCTATAAGAGTAGGTGATATTTTATTGCTAGAAGATGGTACTCAGTGTTATGTTCAAGCTAGAAGTACAGCATCTGCATTTACAATTTATCCATTAACTTCTAGTGGTTTTGTTAGTGCTAATGCTGGTTCAGTAGATGTAAACGCTGTAATCATCGGTAATGCTTTCTCAGAAGGTTCTGCACAACCAGAAGGATTGACTCCTCGTATTCACGAATACTCTAACCAAGTACAAATCATCAAAGAATCTTTCGAAGTTACTGGTTCAGAAGCTACTAACGTAGTTTATGTAAAAGTAGATAACGAAGAAATGGGTTCAGGATACTTATGGTATCTTAAAGGTGAGGCTGATACTTACAAGAGATTCATGGATTTCGCTGAAATTCAAATGGTTCTTGGTAATACTATAAGCAACACCACTTTGACTGCTACATCTTCTACTTTAGATGGTACTTCTTACTCTAACAGTACTTTAAGAGGTACTGAGGGTCTTTTACCATTCATTGAGAATAAAGGTCAATCTATGGATTTAGGTTCTTCAGCTATCACTATGGCTGACTTTGACGCTATCGTTAAATCTTTGGATAAATACAGAGGTGCTAAAGAAAACGCTCTTTACGCTGGTATTAACTTATCTTTAGATGTTGATGATTTATTAGCTGCTCAAGGTGCTTATGCTGCTGGTGGTGCTAACTATGGTACTTTCCAAAATAACAAAGACATGGCTATGAATCTAGGTTTCAACTCTTTCACTAGAGGTGGTTATACTTTCCACAAGAAAACTTATGATTTATTCAATCACCCTAAATTACTAGGTGCTACAGGTCAGAAGTATAATGGATACGGTATCATCATCCCTATGGATACTCAAAAAGATGCTAAGAGCGGAGAAATGATTCCTTCATTGAGAATCCGTTACAAAGCTGCTAATGGTTATTCAAGAGATATGGAGCACTGGTTAACTGGTTCTGCTGTTCTACAAAACAAAACTAACACTGAAGACGTGTTAAAATCACACTATCGTTGTGAAAGAGGTTTTGAAGGATTTGCCGCTAACCGTTACATGTTAATCAAAAAATCATAATTATTAACTTTTTAAATTAACATAAAATGGCTCAAATTATCGGAGATAAATTATTGATGTTTCACGCTGCTGTTGTAGATGCAAACTCTGTAGCAAACGCTGATGACGGTACTGATTTGGATTTAGCTGCTTTTCCAGCTACTAATGTTACTGCTATTGCAGCAGAAAACAATGGTAATGGATTAGTATACATCTACTTTAAAAATGGTACTAAATATGAAGAAGGAAGCATAACTGGAGACAATGGTACTAGTGTTGAAATGGCAGAACAAGCTTTTGTTAGATTAACTTGTACTTCTGGAAAAGAAGCTAGCGTTATAGAAGACCTATGGATTCTATTAAACTCAGTTTCTGCTTCACCTGTTATCAAGTTTGATGTAGTAAACAGCGTTTTCCCAATCGAAAACGTAAGTGGAGTTCAAATTAGACGACACATTACTACTAATACTGTAGCTTCTGACGCTTAATAGCTGAACATCGACTGTCTTGAAAAGATATACAGACAGTATAATCAATAAGGGGAGGGGAGGAAATCCCTCCTCTCCTTTTTTTTTAATTTTTAATTTAATTTAATATTTAATAAAATGGCACGTAAAAAAGTCGAAAAATCAAATGTTGTTACTCCTGTAGTAGAGACTCCAGTAGAAGAAACAACGCCAATCGTAGAGGCTCCAAAAGTCTCTAATCCTTTACCGACATTCGGTACTCAAATAAGTAGAAGACCTTCTATTTATAAATTAATCTCAAAAGATAAAGATAGAAAAACAGGTATGGATAGATACCCTATCGTATACATGTTAAAAGCTGAAGACATTGTATTTGACCCTATTACAGGTACTCAAAGAACAATTAGATACATCAAAGGTCAGAAGTCTATTTTTGCTGATGAGCAAGATAAAGGAACTTTAGTAAAGACTCCAATCACATTTAATAATGGATTTTTAATTGTTGAACACACTAATCCTAACTTGAAAAAGTATTTAGACATGTGTAACGGAAATATGAATAATCCAAATAGATTATCTTCATCTGCACCTTCTTTCGGTTTAGAAGATTCTGAAAAGAAAGCTAAAGAAAGATTAGATAGAAGTAGAATGGAAATGGATGCTATATCAACTGTTCTTACTATGTCTTTAGATAAATTAGTTGGATATGCTAAAGTTTTAGGAGTCAATGTAAAGAACTCAACTGATGAGATTCGTTATGACATGAAGATTTTAGCTGAAAAAGACCCTTCTGGATTTATAGCTGGACTAGATAGTCCTCTAACTGACATGAAGGAAATGATTTTAAAAGCCTCTGAATATAAGGTTTTAAAGTTGGAGCCTAGTAAAATATCTTGGACAATAGGTAGTTCAGTTCAAACCATCACAAATGTTCCTATGGGAGTAAAACCATTAGACCATTTAGCTGAAATATGCTTGACTGTAGATGGTGAACCTATAGTTGCTCAGATTAAAGCTCAGCTTTCTAGATACAACTAAAATTAACAACATATATTTAATAAAGAGAGGTGTCGTGTATATCTCTCTTTTTTTTGTTATATTTGCTATGAAATTTATCACTACTAATGACAATAGACGAGTTATACAGATTTGTTCAGTTTATAGCGAATAAGGACCAGAGGGGATTTATTAAGCCTTCTGAATTTAATTTAGCTGCTACTAGAGCTCAACTGGATATTATAGAAGAGAAGTTTAAAGAGAAGAACTCTCAAAAGAATTTAGATGATTTGGCTCCTGTTGTAGAGAAGGCTACTATTACTTACTCTGCTGGAACTAACGGTGCTTTTACCTATCCTGCTGATTTTCTGCACTTTGTGTCTATGAATTTCGATGGAGAAAGTGTTGAGGTTGTAGGTCATGAAAAGCTAAAGAACTTATTAGATAGTCAGATATTGGCTCCTAGTGCTAGTTATCCAGTAGCTGTAATGATTGATGAGGGTTTTGAGATATATAATAGCACATCTGAAGCTACTTCTGGAACTTGCATTCTTACTTATATAAAAGAACCTTCTGCTCCTAAATGGACTTACACCACTGTTAATGGAGTCTCTGTATATAATGCTTCTGCTGGTGATGCTCAAGGTTTGACATTACCTGTTAGCACTCATAAAGACATAGCTCACAAAATATTAGAGTATGTTGGAGTTAGTCTTAGAGAGGGTGATTTAGTTCAATTTGGAGCAAGTTTTGGATTATCATCTAAACAAGAATAATAAATGGCAACTACAAGAAAAAAATTAGCTGAACAGGTCCTTAGAATAATTGAAGGAGGAAATGTTTCTGATGACGCAAGAATAGATATTCGTGAGGTCATGGTATTGGTTGACCAAGAAAGAGATTCTTTTATAAGACAATTAATAGAGGATAGGTTTTACACAAAGAGTACAACTACTAATAAATCTGAATTAGAAATAACTGGTGATTTTGTAAGTTTAGAAACAGGATTATCGGTATCAAGTAATAAAGTAGAATTACCTACTCAACCAATATCTCTTCCTAATGATATGGGTATTATTAGAGTATATTCTTCAACTACAGAATATGTTAGAATGCCTTACGGTGGAGGTACATCAACTCTAAACCCTAGTCCTTTATATAATGACACAGTAACTAAGTCAGGTAAAAAGTTTTGGTATATTCAAGGAACAGACTTGTATTTATATCAAGATTCTACAGCTACAATAAATGTATCTTACATAGCTGTTTCAAGTAGTTTGTCTGATACGGCTACTTATCCAATACCTGCTGATTTGGAGTCTGTAATAGTAAAGAACTTAGTTGAGACGTTTACTGTTATGAAGGGAGCTAATGAGGATTATAAAAATGATAATATAGGATAACATGAGTGCACAATTTGTTAGTTTAGAAGATGTAGTAAATGAGCTTTTAGTTGATGAAGGTAAGAACACTCAAGCTGAATTTCTAAGATATTACAACATAGGTTTAAGAGGATTAAAAGAATTAAACTTTGATGTTGTCAGAATGATTAAGGCTGTCGAGCTTGCTGTTGATTCAGCTACTAACACTATAACCTTACCTACAGACTACGTTAAGTTTGTTAATATAGCTGTTTTAGGCTCAGATGGTGAATTACACTATTTAGGTAGAAAAGAAAGATTAAACTTAGTTACTGGAGCTACTCCTCCTACGCCAGAATCAGATAGTAATTACTATGACAATGTTGATGAAGGTGTTTATGGTAGATATGGATTTGGTGGTGGTAACAATGCTAACGGTTATTATAGAGAGAATTTAGATAATGACACTATAGAGTTTTCTTCTATAACTGGTCAGTTAGAGAATATTATATTAGAATATATATCTGATGGCTCAACAGGTGTTACTGGAGATGATATAAAGGTACACACATACGCTCAAGAGGCGTTGGCTTCATTTATATATTGGAAGTCTATACAAAGAAAAAGAGGTATAAATGCAAACGAAAAGATGTTTGCTAGAAAAGAGTTTTATAATCAAAAGAGATTAGCTAGAGCTAGAATGAATACATTCACTAAAGCTGAGGCTTTACAAGCTACTAGAAAAGCATTTAAGCAGGCTCCTAAACTATAATTAAATGGCTAATTTACAGGAGAAGAAACAATTT